CTTTGGATCAGCAAGTAATAGCTGGTCGACTGCCCACGCCCAAGATAAATAGGTAAGACCATTTTTCTTTTCTGTGTATTTTGAGACATCAATCTGTCTAAGTTCTTTGTATTCCATTACAGTCCTTTAATCATTTCATCTGCCAAATCTTTGGCGTATTCCATGACATATTCAGAAAAATCAACCGAATCTATATCTGGATCGTATTTGTTCCATGTTGAATATAATGCGCCGTTAGATGATAGTGCTACCATAAAGTCATAAATCATTTCTTGTCTTGTTTTCATTTGTCATGTTCCTCTTTTAGTTTACGAATTGTTTCTACTTCAATAAGTTTTTGAGCGTAGTGAATAACTTTCTCAAGGTCTTGTATACCGCCTTTTCTACGCCAACGAGTGGTATATTTAATAATGTTTCCCTCAAGGTACCCCAAACCATTAGCCACGATATAGTCCCAAGGCTGAATAGAATTATCAGCATAATGAGAACCGGCAACTTGATATTCATTTGCTTTTATCTTGTGATCCATGTCCACAATCCTGTTCCAAAGACTCCAAAGACTGCGATAAAAAGCAGCATCCAGACAAACACTTCTCGGACGAAAGATTTAGTTCTATCCCAGTCCGTTTCGCATCTCCAAATAGGCGTTGCATAATCTGCATCTCTAAGTGCTTCGGATACAGATCTAGCGGTTTGTGTATATCTGTGATATCGGTTTGTAAATTGTTCATAACTCATTATTTCTCCTCTAAATAACGTTTATATTGATCGCAAAACTTAGATACTGGACAGAAGCTTGAGCAACGGGTGCGATCCCCTTCTCGAACTTCAAGAATAAATCCTTTGCCAGCTTTAAGTAATGCCTCCTCTGCTTCCTCAAGATCATTATGCACCGATTTTGCTCTAACTGCATCAACTTTTTTTACCGCGTAAGTTGTCGGCTTTTCCCACATTTCGGCAGGAGTGCATAGCGGTAATTCCTCCCCCGCATCCATCGCAAACAGTCCTTCTGAATGCAAGTGAATGCGGTCTTTAATAAACTGCTCCCTTTGCTCCATAGGCCATAAAGTAACAGGGATTACTTCAACCGGACATTGGGGATAACCCTGACGAGTCTTTGCGTCTCTGCGGTTCCAATCGCGAATGATGGCTATGATTGCCAGCTTCGTTACCGGCGTCTTCTTAACCTTCTCTACCAGCCATGCGTAGATATTGAGCTGTTGCTCCCATTCTGCCTTCTCATTCATTACCGACCATACGCCTACATTCTTGTAGTCGTTAATCTCTACGCCATCATCATGAATAATTTGTAAGTCAATAGCGCCAGAAATATGCCAACCATCAAGATCCGCATGAAGTCTTTGCTCCACAATATGGTTAGCATCCTTGCCATGTTCCAATACTCCGTGAATCGCAGTTCCAATAATTGACCAAACCATATCTGATACATCAGTTTCAATCTGGTCGTCATATTTCTTTTTAAGTTGCACAATGCGTGGGCTATTGAGTAGTTCAGTGGCCGATACATGAGCCTTGCCCTTTGTGTATGCCGGACGTTCGGCTACATTCATAAAGGTTTGGGGAAGATTAAATTTATTAGTTAATTTCATGTATGTTCTTGTTTAATTGATTTTGCGTCATTACATAACCTTTGCCATGACCCAAATCATCAATGTTCTCATCCTTAAATAATTCTTCTTTAGTTGTCCAACCCGCAATTTTTGCGCCTTTGTCGTTTACAATCGCTAAGACATACATATCGCAAGGATGATCCTCTTTCTTTAAAGTGGCTAATAGTTTACCGGATTGATATCTTGTGGACTTAACATCTATTGTGCGTTTAAAGTAATTAACCAAATCTGATCCGCCTTTTCTAATACTGACAGTCAAATCTGGGCATAGATTAAGCGCCTTAGCTACGCAATACTCTGCAATAACTCCATCTATATCTATCTCAAAAGGATCCTGCTTTCCCATTTGTTTGTCTTGCACATTTCCAGAAGCCGTACATCTACGCATTACGCCAAGTAATCTGCAGATTTCCAACTCCGGCATGGACAACTCAATCAGCATTACGTTTATTCATTTCAAGCCAGTCGGCTGAGATTGTTGCGGTATGCGCCAAAGCTCGTAAAGCTTGAATTGTTTGTTCCTGATTGCCTTTTAATAATAGCTCATAAGATTCACGCAAAGCCTTGTCCATAGCTAAATAACTTTCGCTGTAATCAATCATACATCCTCCTATTTAGTTGCCATTAAATATAAACCTACGTTAGCGGCAGCGTAACTAACATAAGTAATACATAAGGCTAGATTGCCTTTATAACCCTGCTCACAGCCAATGTATAAATAAATTAAACCGGTAACAATAATTAGCCAAGCACTCATTAGCAACGCCCATCTGGATCGTTGTCATCAAAATTCCATTCTTCCATAATTCGTTTACGGCGTTCTATCATTTCATTGGTGGCGTACTTGTCTAATTGTTCGTGGTTAATATAACGATCCCACAAACGATCACATTTCATGCGAACCATATTTGTAAGACCTAATAGAGTGTTACTTAACTCATCTTCGGTCATTGCGTTATTTGCATGATGCTCATAAAGAACTGTTAAATCTTCGTGAATGTTATACATCCCTTGAATAGCATCTTCCAATTCAATTCTTTTCTTTAAATCTTTTTTCTTTCCCATCTGTTTCTCCTGTTCGATTGCCTCTTTAAGCATGGCTACTACACCATATTGGATAAGGACTATTTGACCTTCATCATCATAATCAACGATTGCATCTGCGGAACCATCTTCATTCTCCCGCGTTATCCTCAGCTTGATCTCCATCCTCTTCCTCCATAAACTTTCTTAGATACTCACGCAATTCTTTGGCGTCCTCTTTGGTATCAAATATCTTTTGATATGTTCCGCGGGACGGAATTCTTACCGCTTCAGTAAAGTAATAGTTATACGCAACATAAGTTCCAAAAGGCCTGCAAGCCCATTCATTCTCTTTGCATATTTGCGTATGTGCGCAGTTGTCGCATGGACAAACGCCCTCCACTCTTGGTCTTGGCCCTTCTGCTGCTATTCTGTCTTCCGTAGTAAACGTAGTCATAGATCCCCTATATAATTCTTTGATACTAATCCCGCAACAGAAAGTTGAATATAGGTGATTACCCTAACATTTCCATACCCTCCCAGCGTCAACGCATATTGGCTTCAGGCCGGTAAACGCCGGTATATTTCTAAGCGAGGAGTAGATTTTAAAAGAGCAGTTCATGAAATATGTGACAAACTGCCTAGTTTTAATGATAAACCTATAGAAATATCTATTGTGTTGTATCCGCGCGACAAACGCCTTTTAGATATTGATAATTGCTGTAAGGCTATCCTTGATTCCATGAATGGCCTGATGTATGACGACGATCAGCAGGTATGGAAACTAACAGTAGAACGGGGCGAGAAAATTAAAGGCGGTGGATGCCAAGTAACCATCAAAGAATATAAGGGTAAACCCTAGTATTTAGTGATTATTTGTATGTGATACACTACCTATGTATCTCGTGAGGATACTTCCCTGTAGTACTTTTGGGGCTGTCTCTTGACAGCCTCTTTTTTTTGTTGTAAATTGGCAAAATATTGTGGGGCTGGGGAGCCTCTAATATGCTATAATTCGAGCCAATGCCTCATACACATGAGGTCTGTATAAGTTTCTTTATGCTTGGTTTGGCTCGGTGACAAGCACAAAGGAATTCCCCAGCAGACTTCATGTTTATGGGGCTTTTTTATTGTGAAAATAAAAGAATATTTAAATGCAAAGTATGGCGGTAGAGCAACTACATTGCTTTATTGTGAGGCTATTGCATTAGGTATTCCATATCCTCCGCCATCAGGATGGTTAAACAAATATGGGGATGATGAAATAAGCGCAAATCAAGCCACTGCATTGAATTCTGCTTTATTAAAAAGCAATAAATCTACAGCAAAAAAAGGTTTGCAAGTATTGCAAGATGCATGGATTACATTAAAAAATGTTCCGGATGTTACAAGCGCCTCTTTTTTGCAATCAAAAGAGTGGAAGAGATTGCGATATAAAGCTTTAAAAACTCATGGAAATAAATGCCAATGTTGTGGTGCAAATCCAAGTTCTGGCGCGGTTTTAAATGTTGATCACATTCTTCCTAGGAGATTGTTTCCAAACCAAGCATTGCAGTTAGAAAATTTACAGGTTCTTTGCTCGGATTGTAATGAAGGCAAAGGAAATTGGGATATGACAAGTTTTAAGGAAAAAGCAGTATAGTTTTAAGTGGTTTGTGTGCAGGGAGGGACAACCGCCGATCAGCACAAACCGAGAGACCAAGGACGTCCAACAGGGTCAAGCGTGGGTGGTAGTGAATAGAGCGCGTTGGGGGAGATGAAAATCTTAAAGTCTGTTCAATGCGTTATTCCGAAAAGAACTCAGGGATGTACGCCCCACGAACTTAGCTACGGCTTTGGGTAGGGGGTGCTACGCTCAAACCGAATGAATCTAGGGATGTACTAATATAAGTAACATTAATATTAATAATATATATATCAATCATATAAGGAAAATAATATGCGAGACGGCGGAAAAGGCGATACACAAAGACCACTAGGCGTACCAGTTGAAGAGTTTAATAACGCTTGGGATCGTATATTTAACAAGGCTAAGATTGCGGAAGCGATTGATCAAACCATTTCGCAACACGCGGACTTTTTACAAGATCTGGCAACTCACGAAAAAGAGTGCGGGAAATGAATTACAGAGAAATGATTAAAACGCAAGTAGGGAAAATACCTACTAAAGTTATGCAAGGATCGGTTCAAGAAGTAGTAAGATGGAAGGAACGAGCCAATGAAGCATTACGGCTTGCCAATAATAAAAATACCTCCGATTACGAATTACAGCTAGCATTAGACAGGATTAAGTAATGACTCTCACAGAAGAAAACAGAATAAAAACACTTGAAGCCACCCTCCATGCAACAGAATCACAACTCAACATTAAAACCAATGAAGTAGCCGGATACTTAGACCAGATCCGGTATTGGAAACGACGCGCTGAAAAAGCCGAAAAGAAGTTAAACGAAGCAGTCCAAATTTAATCAACGGGGTCATGCCTGTTTTTAATGCTTCACATACATTATTTACTCAGGGGGCATGACTCCACCCTTAACGTAGCTGGGCGTATCCCAGCAGAAAGATTTAAATGCTCACACAATTAGATGCGTTAAGATTATTTGAATACAGAGATGGTAAGCTATATTGCAAAGAAAAATCTAATCCAAAGTCAAATAAAGTAAAGATAGGTCAAGAGGTAGGACACATCAACTCTAGCGAGTATTTGCGCACAAAAATAAACTATAAAGAACATTTTATTCATAAGATAATTTTTCTTATGCATCATGGGTATACTCCACAAATTGTAGACCATATTGATGGAAACAGACAAAACAATAAGATTGAGAATCTTAGGGCTGTAAACTTGTCACAAAATCAACACAACAGAAGCACAGACAAGCGTAATAAATCAGGCTACAAAAACGTATCTTTTTGCAGTAGAACCAAAAAATGGCAAGTATCAATTGGATTATTAAATAAACGCATATTTTTGGGTAGATTTGATGATGTTGAATTAGCTGATTTGGTTGCTCAGGAGGCTAGAGATAAGTATCACGGAAAGTTTGCAAGGAGCTTAGGATGCTAACCCTTCGCCCTCACCAGCAAGAAGTTATACAGAAGTTAAATGAAGGATTTAAAGAACACAAGCGTCAAATCCTATGCGCAGTAACAGGGTTTGGTAAGACCGAATGTGCGATGGCAGTCATGCAGGAAGCTGCAGCACAAGGTAAACGAGTAGCGATGGTGCTTGACCGGATTGTATTGGTAGATCAAACCAGCAGGCGCTTATCTAAATATGGCATTCCACACGGCGTATTGCAGGCTGGCCACTGGCGTAATCGCCCATATGAGCCAATTCAGATTTGCTCGGTGCAAACTCTAGCCCGCAGAAAAATTCCATTAAATGTAGATCTATTGATTGTGGACGAAGCCCATGTGCTTTATAAATCCACAGTAGATTTTATTAAAGCAAACCCCAATATGCAGGTCGTTGGATTAACCGCTACGCCCTTTACTAAAGGTTTGGGGGAGATCTATACCAATGTAATCGGCGCACAGCCTATGACCCATTTAGTCGAGGATGGGTGGGTTGTGCCACTGAAGGTATATATTGCCAAAGAAATTGATATGACCGGCGCAAAGAAGTTAGCTGGAGAATGGCGGGCAGATGATGTAACCGAAAGAGGCATGAAGATTGTCGGCGATGTTGTCAAAGAATGGGTGCAGAAAACCCATGAGATTTATGGTGGACCCAAAAAGACTATTGTGTTCTGTGCTGGCGTTAATCACGGCAGAGCATTAGTAGATCAATTCAAACAATCCGGTTACAACTTTGTATCTATCTCATATAAGGAAGATGATGAATTTAAGAGAGCTATTATCGAAGATTTTGCGCGTCCAGATACCGACATCCACGGACTTATCGCAACTGATATCCTTACTCGTGGTTTTGATGTTAGTGATGTTTGCATTGGGATTTCAGCTCGGCCTTTTTCTAAGTCATTTAGTTCTCATGTGCAACAGATAGGACGAATCTTACGCCCACACGAAGGCAAAGAGTTTGGTGTATTGCTAGATCATTCCGGTAACTTTTTGCGGTTCAGAGAAGATTGGGATGGGCTATATCATGATGGCGTAACTGAACTCAAGACCGGCGGAGAGACAGTCAAGCGTGAGCCAACAGAAAGAGAAAAGAAAGAAGCCAAGTGTCCTAAATGCTCGGCTTTATGGACTTCAAAAGATAACACTTGCGCCTCTTGCGGTCATGTAAGACTAGCCCAAGCCTCGATCTCCAATATCGCTGGCAGAATGGAAGAGCTACAACTCAATGCCCGCAACATCAATAAAGAAAGAGCTGACTTTTACAATCAATTAGTTTATTACGGCAAGATGAAGGGCTACAAAGAAGGTTGGGCTGCGGTTCAATTCAAGGCTAAACATGGAGTGTATCCGAATGGATACAAACCAGAGCCATCTCCACCTGATGCTAAAACTCTTGGCTGGATCAAAAGTCGCAACATAGCGTTTGCTAAATCAAAACAAAAGTATGCTGAAAGGATCGCTGCATGAACTTTGAATCATTTGCAGAGCAACATGGCTTGATTATTGACCATCTTGTTTATGATCGTTGGGCGCGTGTTCCCACTACTGATAAGCCTAATAAAAAGAATGGAGCATACATATTTGATGGCACTACCGGTGCGGTTCGTAATTGGGCGGTGCATGAGAAGCCAATATCTTTTTCTCCTGATGTTAAATTCAAAGTATCCAAGGAAGCAATTAAGAAGAAGATTGCTGAATCTAAAGAAAAGCAAAAACTTAGACACAATCAAGCAATTAAAAGAGCTAGAGATATGTTGGATAATTCTGAAAAAATGCCTCATCCTTATATGGCCAAGAAAGGTTTTCCAGATTTTAAAGTGCCTGTCAATAATGGCCTCATGCTGTTACCTATGCGGATTGGTCAGAACTTAGTTGGCTGTCAGGTTATCAAAGATGATGGCTCAAAGTTTTTCTTGTATGGGCAAATTACCAAAGGTGCAGAATTAGTCATAGATAGCAAGGGTAAGCATATTCTATGTGAAGGGTATGCTACTGCCATGTCTTTGCGTAGAGTATTAAAGAGTTTGGACTTGCGTTATACGATTCATGTTTGCTTTTCAGCGTTTAATATTTGTGAAATAGCCTCATACTACGAACAATGTATCGTCCTTGCCGACAATGATCCTGCTGGCCTTGAATACGCAGAAAAAACGGGTAAACCCTTTTGGAGTCCACCCGTTTTAGGAGAAGATTTTAATGATCTTGAATTGCGTGTTGGCACAGAAGAAGCCGGTAAGTTATTTATTGCAAGCGGTTTGATGGAGGCATCTGACTAAACTCATTCTCAGCAAACAACACTTTCTTAGCCTCATGCACCTTAGCTACGATTTCGTTGCCCAATACGAATGATTTAGTAGGATAGCCTACCAACTCCATGTTTACTTCAACTTCTCCGTCCTCTGCGTCTTTGAGATAGATAATTGTGGCGTTGAGCATATGAGCCTTATGGTTCTGTTAGGGATAAAGTATTCCGGAAAAGCATCTACTAATCGTTTTAGATTAGATTGATCTGCCAATAAGGCCGTTTCCCCCAATTTTACTGCAAAACCACCACGATTATAAAGCTGATCTACGGCCTGTATTAGAGCCGTCCTATCTGTTAATAGCCTCATTCTAATTCCTATGATATGTGTCGTTAGGGTGTGCTAACATGGATTTAAGAAGATCATCAATGGTATTAAACCATTGGATGACCTTTAATCCGTCAGCTTGATAAATAGTAAAGCTCAATATAAACCCTCAGGGTCATCATCTTCAAAAGATTCGCTATCCGTCACCTCAAGGTCATCTAGCTGGTGCATATTTGCAAGTTCATCATAAGCACAATCTACGGCTTCCCCATCATCAGGGGCGGTGATATAGAAAGTTTGAACACCGGAATAATATAGTTTTACGCAAAAAGGTTTCATTGGACTTCCTTAATAGAATTAAAGTTAAAACCGCGACAAGGAATCTTCTCGTTTTTGGGTTTAATCATGAAGACTCTATATCTAAGCTCTTCGTCTTTCAAAAATGCCGAAGGTGTTTCCATTCTAAGTTGGTCTAATAAATCATCAAGTGCCGTATTAGGTTTACCGCAATCAGGATGGTCTGCCTTGCGTCCTACTGCTTTTAATCGGTTTTGTTGATCTTTTGTTAAATAAGTCATACTGTTTCTTTCTCTCTTTGTTTAAAAACTTGGTCTTGCCATACATTTAATGAATCCCAACAGATACCTACATCACAATCATGGTATTTCTCTGCTAGTCTTAATACTTCTCTGCACTCTTCGTCTTCAAGCTGGATATACTGCCCATCTCCAGCATAATGTTCCCTTACATCATCTATATGCCACCAGCTAGCTATCCAATCAGGGCTAGTAAGCATTACTATTTCTCTAGGATCAGGGATAGCCTGTCCTTCCGGTAAATCAAATTCAACGACTACTTTCATAATATTCCTCTGCTGGTTGAAATTTAGGTGTTGTTAATTCTTCGGTTAATAGATCAATCCATTCGCATTTTCTTGCCTCTAAAGTAATGTAATCACTCCAATCGGTAGTTTGATTTTTGCAAGCGTATGCCACAACACTTTCATAATCGGATTCTTTATAAAACTGAATCGTCCAATTCTTTAAGTTCCATGTAAATTGGCCTTCAGTATCAAGATCATCTAGTATGGTATCTTCAAGGTTGTATCTGAGGATTTTGACTGCCCGTCTAAGGTGTCTAGTTTTACTCATTCTTCCACCTCTTCTTCATCTTCTATCTCTTCTTCTTGCTCTAAATCTTCTTCTTGCCAAAAATCAGCAAAATCTTCCAAGTCTCTGCATATAGAATCGGGTATATAACTGCTTACATCTTGAGTTTCACCATTTTCATAAGTAAAAATAACTGTCATCCCTGTAATTTTCATAATTCATTCCTTGCTTTATCAATTTGAAAGCACTCACAATCAAAACATAAATAATCGTTTACTACATCACAATGTTTGCATTCCGGATTAGGAATAAGCGGTAATCCTTTTGCTAAATGGGCGTCTATCAAATCCTCACGATAGTTTAGCCATTCACTTGATGTCATCTTATCAATGTTGATCACGATTCCTCCCATGTTCTTGTATTGTATTCATCAATAATTTCCCGCAAAGTTTGCTTGTCGTAGCCTATCCCACTCATCAGAATGTCATAGAGATACTCTGCGTCCCCTTGCTCCAAGCCCAGCTTAATCGTTGTAATATCGTCTGCAATTAGTCTTTCGACCATACTATGTCTGTCCACGATAGCTCCTCATCATACATACGATCTTCCACGAAATAATTAGCTCCGGTAGCTAATCGCCTTTTATTACCCTCTGATACTGCTTGCATCAGGGTTGCATATTCACCAATAGATTCATTGGTGTGCATATCAAATAATATCCATCTAAGCATAGCGTTTTGCCTCCTCAATTTCACTGATATCAAAATCCCATCCATCAACGATATCGCCATAATTAAAGTCAATTTCCCCGCTAAAAACCATTTCACGGACTTGGACTTCGTCTTCGGCCTCCACTTCTTTTGCATACTTAACAACTTCGGTAGCACAAACAATAAATTTAGGCATTTTCATTCCTCCGTTATTCCGGCACACCGGATAGCTAAACCATTACAAAAATCAATATCGCTTACTTGTCCATGTTCAAATACAATAGGTGATCCATCTTCGGTAAGCGTGTAGTATTCATCAGTATCGCCATTGTCAATACTATGCTCAAAAGCGTCATCAATTACTGATTTATCAGCACAATCTACATAAACTAAATATCTAGGCATTTTCATTCTCCTCTTTGTTTTCCTCTTCCCATTCAGCCATATCTTCAGAAATACAATGATCTTCGTCTATGTGACGGGGAATATATCTTCTAACCCAATCAGAATTACCTTTGATCTCAAAACAATTATCTTGGCCATCTACAAACTCTCCACAAAACCCGCACCCGCTTTCGTAATAGGTGGCACTTACCTCAAAACCCATATCTACAAGCGTTGCGTAGGCATTAGTAGGGGGAGACCAAGCGGAGCAAAAAAACACTTCCAAAGCCCCGTCTTTTCTAAGTTTTTCTACCCTTCCACCATCTGATCCAGCACCAATATCCCACTTTGTTCCCCAATTCTGCACTCGCCAATCCCACCATGCTTGTTCAGGATCAACAAACTCCGGTTTAGGTTCATTGGTAGAACTATTTATAGGAAATGTATGTTTTACTTTTACCTTCGTATAATCCGGTTCAGGGACTAAAGTAGATAAAAACTTATCTTCATTCCAAGCCTGTAATGCTTTTTCCATCATAGCGGGGTCTTTATGGGTTAAAACTAAGTTGTTATTGCACCAATTAGGCATTTTCGTTCTCCTCAATAATGTTGTAATCAATACAAAATTCAATCAAATCTTCATCACTAAGTTTTGACCAATCTTCAGTAAAAACTTCTCTAAGCATTTCCATTTGATGCCTTGTATTACCTTCAAAAAAGTTAATAATGCTATGTTCTACCAATTTCTCAATCATTTCTTTTTTGTTAAGCATTTTCTTCCTCCAATTTAATTACTTCAGCACAATGAGCCTCTGATAAATCTCCGTAATCGTATAAATCCCACGCAAGATTTTCAGCATCTAATTCATTCTCAGCATTTACTTCGTAAATTGCATGGGTGCAAATAACCACTTGATACTTAGACATTTTCAATCTCCTCTGTTGATGTAAAAAAACAAACCAGCTAGCACTACCACTTCAATAATGGCTAAATTCATTGTTGCACCTCATAGTCTCTGTCTTGCCATTTTGTAATCCGGCACTTCATTCCGTTGCCCGCAATAAAAAAGGTTTTACGGCCTTCTTTATGTATCTTGAATGTATCTTCCTTGAATGACCGAAAATCTAAAGGCCGTGTAAAGCGGATAGTCAAGCCATCAGGCACGGATACCTTAGCTTTCTGCTCTAAGCATTTATCCCGCCATAACCTAGCATTACCTTCGACTTGTGGATTAAGGGCGTCCAATTTCTTAATCATGGATATCGGGGCATCATAGTAATATGGCATCATTTCTTCAGTCATCTCTTTATATCGCCATTCATCAGCACTAAATGACATAAGAATTACAATGCCAGCACTATGCCAACTGCCATCAGGTCTAACCATTGTATAAATTCCGTAAGCCGTATTGCCACGAATAGATAAGTCGGTCAATGTCCATGAAGGATTAGTCCCAACTTCACCCGCCTGATTAAACTGCTCTTCTAACCATCTTTTTTTATCCCCATGATAGGGGGGTTGCATTCCTGTCCAGCCCATAATTTTCTCCTCTTAAAAAAATTAGCCTCATACTACTGTCAATAATTTAGCCTCATACTACAACCAAAAATATAGGGATAAACCCTATACCAAAACCCTTATTGCTAAGGGTTTCAGTATCCGGTCTATTGGTTTGCTTGCTTGAGTTGCTCCTCAAGTTTTGCGATTGCTTGCTCGGCTCTTGCCCGTTGTTTTGGGTCGGTGGTTCTATTTAAAATAAAGCGTTGCCATATTAGCGAGGTTTCTAGCGTTCTTTTTGAGTTCATTAGTCCATTACCCCATCATCATAAATTGCGGTAATGCCATGTTCTTTTAAGTAGTCTAGTGCCGGTTTTACTGATCGACTGGCCGAAAGATTGCCTTGCACCCAATCACAACGGGTAATTTTGAGTTCTTCCGGTTTGCGTTTACCCTTGCCGATAAACCAAACATTTAAGCCCTTGCCCATGCAACAAGTCCCGTTATCCTCTTGGCCTTGTCTTTGCCATTCCATCAGCCATAATTCGCGAGCTATTTCCCCGTGATGGCGTAAGGCCTCAAGTTCTGTTGGTGTGTAGGCCTCAATTTTCCGGCCGTATAAATCACAAGTTTTCATTTTTATGCTTCTTCCTCTTCGTGGTCAAAATCTAAAATGTCTAAATGCCTACAATCTTCATACATGGCCAAAAAGGCCTTTTTGTAAGTGTCTGTCAATACTTGATAGCGGGTCTGCCCGCTTGCGTGTTTGATATAAAAAGTAAACCAAGTTTTTTTCATAATTTCCCCCATTTAATAATTGCTGAGACTAAAAGCCATAAGCCATAAAAGCCCGCAAGAATTACGCCAAAAGAAAGAAGCTCACTCCAAACAGTAGTAAGCACTTTCCACAATGTATCTATATCTGATTGGTTCATTTTTAATCATCCTTTCTTGGTTGTTCATCAGGTCTATAAGCTAAATCATAAAATCCCCGTTCTTCCGATGGCACTATTACAATTTGGCCGTTTTCATCCCTAAATTCATGCCCGTAATCATCAAGGGCTATCCCGTTCCGGTCTATGTAGTGAAATTCCATTTTTTGCCCTTAATCTAAAATACATTCTCTAAGAGTTCGCATTTCATCCGGCCAAGATTGCCCGCAAATATAGCTGGCCTTGCCGTCATTAAAAACAATGCGGGAATAAATGCCAAAATTACCCCATAAAGACAAGGGTAAATCAATCCTACGGGATAACCGGTCTTTTGTAGGTTTTCGGCATCCTGAGCTAATAAAACGGAAAATTTCCATTTTTTGATCTTCAGTCAATTCTTGGGGTAGGTCTTTAGCGTCATTCTTAGCACACCAAATCCGGTTTGATAGATTGTCATTCATAATTAAGCCCCTTTTTTACATTTATGGCACAAGCCGAAGCCGTGGCCGGTTGAGAAATACCTATAACCTATTGCGTATTGATAGCGATAGGCCGTAGATTTTTTAAAGCAATATTGCGGGGCTTTAAACCCGCACTTTTCGCAAGTGGTAAGAATCATTTTTATACCCTTTCAGTCTGTGTGATGTGGAAAACATAAGCGGATTGAGGTTTTACTACTTCTTGGCCGGTTTTATCGGTATATCTGATCCATGTAATAACCTTGACCCCCTTTTCACCTTTTTTGACTTGCCGGCCTATTGCTTGCCATGCTTTATAGGTTAGGACATTTTCACGGGGAATGATCTCGCTAGAAGGAATACCTCTAGCCATAAAGCCCGTAAATATTGCCTGATAGTTAAGCCCGCTTGTATTGCCTCTAGCACGGCTTAAGGCCTCTTGTGCATATAGATTAGTCATGATTTACTCCGTGTAAAGAATGGTTTGATTTAATCCGGCCTGTAATTGCTCGGCACTTTCTTTAGTCGCTATAAAATAAGGTGCTGGCACTTGATCAGTCCCTTGATAATTCCAAGCCTTGAACGAGGAAATAAGCAAAACTCTTTCCCCTTCTAACTTCCATACATATAATTCGTTTTTCATAATCTAGCCCTTTCGGTTTAATGGTTTGATTTACTACAATAGGAATTAGACTACCCTCTAAGATAGCAATTCTTGACCTAGATCAAGAAAATCAAAAATAGTTTGAATTTCTCATATTGTGAAAATAGGGGATTTCTCCCCTATCCCTATGCTTTTGGCAAAATCTTAAAAGCCCGCAATACGATTTCCGCAAGTCTTTCTCTACTCTCATCAGGAAGGGATATAAACTCTCTCTGATCTCCCCATATATCGTTAATCAATTCTAATGATCTCTGTATCTGTTCTTGGCTATATGTATTCAAGGTTTAATTCTCCGTTAAGTTAAGGGATCAAATTTCCCTACAATAGAGACGATACAAAAGGCCAAAAGTAAGGGCAAAAAATAAAATCTTTATACTGTTCTTTTATCCAGCCTGTGCATATATACAGTAATTATGGTATCGTCTTATCCATGTTCTGATGATGTTTCTATTATGTATATATGAGAATCCCAAGATTAAGTAAAAAACAAATCAATGAGGCCTTAGATCAAGCCCCAATGTATGAGCTATTGAATGTCAATAAAACTAATCTAACAACCAAACAATTCAAATATTGTGAGGGTCTGGCCAGAGGTGAGACGGGATCAGAGGCTTACCGGAAAGCATACAACACGAAAGCAAAACCCAAGACAATAGCAAACAAGGCCTATAAGATGAATCAGAGAGACGATATCAAGACGACAACAGAAGCGATTAAGTTAGCGATTGAGTGGGAGAAATCGCATACAGCCGGACAAATAAGGGCATTAGTAGCTCATAGATTGACAGTAGAAGCCATAGCTGAGGAATCTAACCCATCAGTCAGGGTAAACGCACTCAAGGCACTAGGCACAATCGCTGGTGTGGACTCATTCATTCACAGATCAGAGACTAAGGTCGTTAAGGATAGCGACAAGGCCAAAGATGATCTATTGGCCATGCTTAAAAATGCCCTAGAGGATAGCTCTCGCACCATTGATGAGGACTTGGATATTCAAAACCTTATGCGGGAAATAGAAGGACAGGGACTTGACGATTCTAGCGGGCATATCAGCGACCCCCATACCCCCCTTTTGGAGAGTAGGAGTCCCTTAGAGACCTTGCATACTATTCCAGACATCAAATCACCACTTGAAAGTAGCCCCCCTATCTCCAAAAATAAAGAAGATGAGCAAAATCAATAAGTTACAAATTGTGCAGGAATTTTCTATAGGAAACACCCCCCTTCGTTGTTTTTTTACAACAGGGGTGGGGGGTATATTTTTATGAGAAATATAAAGGATGTGAAGTATGAGTTGGATTGGGCTATAGGAAGATTAGAGCAGTACGCTAGGCTAGTAGAGTTCCTTAGCCACGAGCATAGTTGTTTGATTAAGGAACAGAAGGACCAAGAGAAACTAGCTGAAATTGAGGCTAAACAGATTATTGAGAGGATGATGAAATGATTGAATCTATTGTAAAACCCCAGCCCCTAGATAATGATGTGGCGGTTATTAAGATCCTACAGCTTATGGGACAGCTATCCGTATCCGATATCCGGTATGTGTTAGAAGTATGTTCCCGTATCTATGGAGTAGTGCAGCACCAAGACCGAGTTGCGTCTGCGCATTGGGTAGCGGGCGAAGAGGCGGGGAGTGACCGCAACTGGGAAAGCCACCTATGAACCGCGATTTAGTCCTAGCCATCCTTGGCATGGCGATTATCTGGTTAACCCTAAATATCCTTTTATGACAGAAAAGCAACAATACGTCTATGAGGTGATTGAGACCTATTGGCTCAAGCGGGGATATGCGCCCTCGATTCAGAACATCATGGATATCACCGGAGACAAGTCTAAGGCTAATATCCAGAGGATTATCGTTCGGCTGTGTGAGCTGGGACACTGCAAAAGAATCCCCCGCACTGCCCGATCCGTCCGCCCCGCATACATTAAATTAAAGCGTCCTAATGAATCTGACAGAACTAGTTAAGAAACTAGACCCTGCCCAGCAAGCTGCCTTTATGGAGGCGGCGGAGGTGTATTTAAATTCTAAGAAGCGCGAAAAAGCAACCACTGACTTTATGGCGTTTGTCCATGAGATGTGGCCCGGATTTATCAATGGCGCCCACCATAAGGTGATGGCCAAGAAGTTTGAGGAGATAGCCAGTGGGAAAATTAAAAGACTTATTATTAATATGCCTCCACGACATACCAAGTCTGAGTTTGCTTCTTATATGCTTCCTGCTTGGTTCTTGGGCCGTTTCCCTAATAAAAAGATTATTCAGTGTTCTAACACTGCTGAACTGGCAGTAGGATTTGGACGAAAAGTCCGTAACTTAGTAGGAAGCGAACAATATGCGAAAGTGTTCCCAGATGTCTCTTTGCGGTCTGATTCTAAGGCTGCTGGTCGTTGGTCCACTAATGCTAATGGCGAGTATTTTGCTATTGGTGTTGGCGGTACCGTTACAGGTAAGGGCGCGGATCTACTCATCATCGACGACCCGCATTCTGAACAGGAAGCTGCGATTGCGGCCACGAATCCCGAAGTTTACGATAAAGTATACGAATGGTACTCCTCAGGTCCACGTCAGCGACTCCAGCCGGGAGGGGCGATTGTAGTCGTGATGACTCGCTGGGCTAAGAAAGACTTAACCGGCAGAATTATTAAATCGTCAGTTGAGAAAGATGGCGACACATGGGAGACGATTGACTTCCCAGCAATTCTCCCGTCTGGGCGGGCGCTATGGCCAGAGTTCTGGGATCTTAAAGAATTAGAGGTATTGCGGGAAGAATTGCCGATATCCAAGTGGCAGGCGCAGTACCAACAACAGCCGACTTCCGAAGAAGGCGCATTAGTTAAGCGCGAGTGGTGGAAGGTATGGGAGCAAGACTACCCTCCTAGGTGTGAGTTTGTGATCCAGTCTTGGGATACCGCCTTTACCAAAAACGAACGTTCGGACTATTCAGCCTGCACGACTTGGGGTGTTTTCTATAAAGACGAGAACGAAAATGACCCCCACGTTATTCTGTTAGATGCCTATAAAGCGCGCTTGGAGTTTCCAGAACTCAAGGATAAAGCGTTTGAAATGTACAAAGAGTTCCAGCCAGATGCGTTTATCGTGGAAGGAAAGGCATCAGGACTGCCGTTAATCGGAGAATTACGCCGCATGGGTATTCCCGTATCCGAGTTTACCCCAACCCGCGGAAATGATAAGATAGCCCGATTGAATTCAGTAACAGATTTGTTTGCGTCTGGCAAGGTTTGGGCGCCTGAGAAAAGATGGGCGGAAGAAGTTATCGAAGAGATGGCGTCTTTCCCTAATTCCGATCACGACGACTTGGTGGACTCATCCACGCAAGCGCTTATTCGCTTTAGACAGGGCGGATTCATTAGACTTCCATCCGATGAACCCGACGAACCGCAGTATTTTAAATCCCGACGTAATGCTGGGTACTATTAACTAGGAAAAACATATGGCAATTGATAAAGCTCTCTACCAAGCCCCCGAAGGGATTGACGCTTTGGCTGAAAAAGAACAGCCACTAGAGATTGAAGTGGTAGATCCCAAGGAAGTTACCATTGGAATGGACGGGTTAGAGATTACTTTAACGCCTGACAGCGAGAAAAGCGATGATTTCTACGCAAACTTAGCTGAAGAAATTGATGATCGCGTCCTAGTTTCGATTGCAAGCAGTCTTATAGAAGACTTCGAAGGCGATATTGGCGCGCGAAAAGACTGGATTCAAACTTATGTGGACGGATTAGAGCTTTTAGGCCTCAAAATTGAGGAAAGAAGCGAGCCTTGGGAGGGCGCTTGTGGCGTTTACCACCCACTTTTAAGCGAAGCACTGGTTAAATTTCAAGCAGAAACCATGATGTCCATTTTCCCAGCGTCGGGTCCAGTCAAAACCCACGTTATTGGTAAGGAAACACCAGATAAAAAGGCTGCGGCAGAGCGTGTTCAGGAAGATATGAACTACGAACTGACCGAAGTGATGCAAGAATACCGCCCAGAAACCGAAAGAATGCTGTGGGGCTTGGGTTTAGCAGGTAATGCGTTCAAAAAAGTCTACGAAGATGAGCAATTAGGCCGTCAAGTAGCGATGTATGTGCCAGCCGAAGATATGGTTGTCCCTTACGGCGCTTCAAGCTTGGAGTCTGCTGACCGCGTAACCCACGTTATGCGCAAAACTGAGAATGAATTGCGCGCTTTGCAGGTGGCAGGGTTCTATCGCGATGTTGATATTGGCGATCCAGTAAATGCGCTGGACGAAGTAGAGAAAAAGATTGCAGAAAAGCTAGGATTTCGCGCTACTTCTGATGATCGCTACAAGATTTTAGAGATGCACGTTAACCTAGACTTAGAAGGTTACGAGCATACCGATGAAGATGGCAATCCTACTGGAATTGGTCTGCCATATATCGTAACCATTGAAAAAGGCACAAATACGGTGTTGTCTATCCGTAGAAACTGGGAGCCAGATGATGAGAAACACAAGAAACTCCAACACTTCGTCCACTATGGGTATATTCCCGGCTTTGGTTTTTATTGTTTTGGTCTCATCCACCTTATTGGTGCTTATGCTAAAAGTGGCACTTCCATTATTCGTCAGCTGGTCGATGCAGGCTCCCTCGCAAATCTGCCGGGTGGCTTTAAGACCCGTGGCTTGCGCGTCAAAGGCGACGACACACCAATAGCGC